GTGCGAATCTCTCGTCGGATTCGCGTCTGAGTATTTGTTGGGTGCGTCTGATGTTTTGGATAGCGGATAACTTTTCACACCGATATGCCCCAGTAGCTCAGTAGGCAGAGCACCTGCCTTTTAAGCAGGGTGTCCGGGGTTCGAATCCCCGCTGGAGCACCACGAAAAAGCGGCAAAAAACCTTGTAATCTCAACGATTACAAGGTTTTTTGTTTGCCCGGCGTGCCGAGCATATCGCGCCAATCCGCGCCACGTTTTGGGGGCAAATTGGGGGCATTTTTGAGCCTTTGGGGGCAAATTTGGGGGCAAAATAGTGGCGTCACAGCTTTGGCGGCTTGCGCACGGGATAGATGACAGTCTCGCCGTCCGGCGGCATATCGTCTGCGTGGACGTAGGTGGGCGCCGTCCACTTAAGGATCAGGCGGCGGTCATCCTGCGGGCCTGCCCAATAGTGATGCCAATGGCCGCGGCGGGCGTGCGGACGCTTTTTGCCGCCGGGCGTGCTGCCGGTGGCGTCAGCCTCGTCTGCCTCCGCGCGCGCTCTGGCTCCGCGGATGGCCGCGCCCATGCGCACGCCGACATACTGCAGATTGACGGTGCTGGCCTTGCCGACGTCGTCGGTCTTGCGCGGGATCTTTTGCGTGTGCTTGTGATCCGGCGCAGCGGCGATGTCCGCGCCGTCGGAGATGATGTACAGGATGATCTGGATGACGCCGAGGATAATGCGGCCGAGGGAAGCGACGTCCGAGACGGTGCTGATGTCGACGCCGACATTTTCGCGTGTGCGGTCCAGCGTGGACCGCACACAGTCGCCGATCGTGCCGGACGGATCCAGATGCAGCACCTGCGGGACGGTGCCCTGCATATCATCGTACAGCCACTGCACGCGCAGCTCTGTGGACGCGCAGTTTACATCGTAGTCGATCCATGCAAAAAAGCCGTCGACGCCGGGAAGCTCCGGGTGGTGTGCCTTGACATAGATGCAGGGGTACGGCAGGTGTAGCAGCAGGTCGACCGGCAGGACGTCGGTGTCCGCCATGTCCTCCGCCTGGGCAAAAAGCATCTCGGCCATGTCGTCGTCGACGGCGTAGATGATGCGGCTGCGCCGCCACGCCCAGCAGGCCGTAAGCTCTGCGGACATGGCTGCGGCATCCAGTTCGCTCCGGCCGCGGGCGTAGGTAAGGTAGGTGTAGGCGGCATTGATCGGCAGCGGGCAGTAGTCCGGCCATGCCAGGCCATCCTCACCGTTTGCGGCCGCGCAGCTGTCCAGCTGCTGATAGGCATCCGGGTAGCTGCGCAGCCACTTGCGCAGCAGCGGAAGCGGGGTATTGCGATCACGCATCTGTATCGCCTCCTTCGGCGGCTTTTTTTGCGCGCGTTTTACGGATCGCAAGCGCGTTGCGGGACACCGGCCAGTCGGCACGCGGGCCGTGCGGGTATGGCATGCTGGCAACGACAGCGCCGTATGTGATGCCCAGCATCTCCGCGATGTCCTGCGGCGGCATGCCGGCCGCGGACAGCTCGCGTATGCGCTCCACGCGGGGCGACGTGTACAGCCCCGCCGTGATCAGCACGCGGCGCACGGTCTGATTGCTGATGTCAAGCGACTTTGCTGTGGCGCGCAGTGACTTTTTCTGCCGGTAGGTGGCTAGGATTTTGCTATACTGGTCCATCGTATCGCCCCCCGTCACAGTCCGCAGAGCCTGGCTAGCATCAGGCGGGTGTATGCCGGGCATGCAGACGTGCCGGTGCACCAGTTACCGATCGTCCGCAGCGGGATCACAAAGCGCTGCGCGAAGTCCGTCTGCGACAGGCCGGTGTGCTGCACGATCTCGCGCACGGTGATGTGCGCATAACGCCAGACATGGCGCAGCTCCTCTGCCAGTGCCGGGAGATCTTCGGCCGTGACACCCGGAAAGATGTCGGACAGCGCGACGTCGGACGCGAAGGCGTCCGGGTCGCTGTACTGCTGCGCAGCGTGGAAAGCGGCGCAAAATTGCTTATCTGTCATGGTAAAATACTCCTTTCACGTTGCCTCCCAGCGATGCCGGGAGGCTGGTGGTTTGCGATCACGCATCGCGGCTATCGTCAAGCTGCGCGCGCGCCGCTGCTTTGTCCAAGTATGCCTGGCTGATCTTCTGCTCCACGGCCGCGCCGATGGCCTTTGCTGCTTCGATTTCCACGTTCGCGCGGCTGGGGCTTACGATTTTTACCCACATTCTGCGTTCCGGCAGGATGTACCCATGGACAGCATCGTAAAGGACCGTCCACTTGTAGCCAAGCCTGCCGATTTCTTCGGCGTGCGCCGCTGTGCCGCCGCGGAAAAACAGGACGACGTCCGGATCGATGACATCGGGGCGGGCCGTGACGCAGACTTGCAGCGGGTCAGAATCGGACCCAAGATCAGTGCATTTGCTGGGGCTGGTGCGCACGTCGTCGTACCATACTTGCACGTTGTCAGGGGTGTCCACAAAGTGCGCTTTCTTAAGGCCGGTGCGGCCACACATCCATATCGGGTGCATATTGGAATCCAGCATATCGCGCGCATAGACGTCTTTGGGCGCGTATGTCGGTTCCCACCAGTACACCCTGCGGCCGGTGTAGCATCTGGGCGCGTGGTCCGGCGATCGGAAGCTTTTCGTTGGGGCGGACCGCTTGCGCCACGATATCTCCATTTCACCAGCAAACATCCAGACGCTTCCAACATCCTCTGCGTCGGCATACGTCAGGATGTCGCCGCTGCGCAAATCGCGCCACGCAAGGCGCTTTGCTTCTTCCGGATCTGTGACCCCGTCCAAGTCGTGCAGGACGATATCCTCAGGGTCTAAGTAGATAAACGTCGATCTTACCCAGCATTTCATAATGTGGCTCCTTTCTGTATGCCTCCCGGCGATGCCGGGAGGCTGGTGGTGTGATCCGCCCAACGGCTTAAGTATACGTCAGCTTAGCGAAGCTGCATCGTAGTGTCGGACGAAAGCGCATAGTCGTAGCGATAGTCGAAGTTGCGGTTGATTTCATGATAAATCTTCCACACGCAAAGATCGGGGATCTTGAACACGTCGCCAAGGTCGGAAGTCTTGCAGAAGTCAAAAGCCAATCCGTACTTGTAAAGCCAGTCGTAAAGCGCCTTGATGTCTTCCTGCGCCAGGCTGCTCATGGCGGCGGCTTTCAGCGCATCCAGCTCGGGCAGCTTCGCGTTCAGCAGCTCTGCCGCTTTTTCTTCGGCTTCCGCCAGATCGGCAAGACGGGCGTCGTCAAACACCGGGGCAACTTCGTCAGAGAAAAGCACGTTGTTGGGGTCGTATCTGATGTAGTCCACGTAGTCATAGATCGTCTCGGCCATATCGACCAGCCCGGCGTCTTTCAGCGCCGCAGCTGCGGCAGCGCCGCCGACGTCATGTTTGTTGATGCGCTCGGCAAGTTTTTTTGCGGTAATCATAGTGTATTCCTTTCCGGCCTGTTGGCCTGTCGTGTTTTCCCTTTTGTGATTCTAATATACCACCTATTTGGTGCAATGTCAAGTAGAAATACACCTAATTGGTGGTTTTGTATAGATGCACAAAAATTGGTGCGGAAGTTGTGCAAAAACGCAAAGATCCCCGGAGGCAAGCCTCCGGGGATCTTTGCGAGAACGTAATTATTTTGTAATCTGCTTAACCGACTGATTCAGCCCCGTCGCCGCCCAGCCAGACACGATGCCGACGGCCGCAGCGTTGAGCCAGTCGTGCGCCGGAAAGTCCGGCACGCCCATCGCCCAGGCGACGACGCCAAGGATCAGGCCGGCCATGCCGCAGATGATCGGGATCCACTTGTCCGCCACGTTGGTTGCCTTAACAGCCATGCCCAGCAGATACGCGATGGCGGTGATCGCCGCCACAGATGCAATGCCAAGTTCCATTTTTATCGTCCTTTCTGTGTCATTTTTCCTGCGTCGGGAGCTGCAGAAATTTTTCGTGGATGTCATCCATCACGCCGTTTGCGCCCAAAGTATGGTAATGCCCCCAACAGTTTTCAAAATTTTGCCTTGCGTAGATCGGGGCGTAGCCCCTGTCCGACCACTTGTTGTAGTCGGATATCATCTGCGCGCGCAAAAGCGCCTGCACGCCGAGCTTTGTCGCCGCAGTGTCCGCGCGATCGTGCTGGATCTGCGCCGCCAGATGCCGGATCATTGCCAGCAGCGCCGCGATCAGCAGCGATGGCACGCCCAGCAGGCAAAGCCACTGATATGTAGTCACTTGGCGTCACCGCCCATCATCCGCTGGCACACGATCATCGTGCGCAGCATGTCCAGCGACAGATCCAGCTTGCCGCCGGTCGTACCGGCCAGCACGCCGCGGTCGATCAGCCGCTGCGTCTCCTCGCGCGCCCAACCGGGCACGTCGTCGATCGTGGCATATCTGGGGCTGCGCGCGTCCGCGTACCGCTTGCCGATCACCATGCCGCGGATCATATCCAGCGACAGGTCCAGCCGTCCCTGATCGTCACCCTGCAGCGCGCCCGCGTCCATCAGCGCGCGCACTGTGTCCTGCGCCCAGCCGGGCACGTCGTCAATGCTGTCGTATCTTACCATGTCGTCCTCCTTGTCTGTATTTCCCGCGGCCATCTTGGCTGCGACGTCCGCCCGAAAGCCGTCCATCGTCAGCCCAAACGCCCGCCACAGGTGCGTGGGATCAGCGTGCGCGCTGGCGACGCCTCTTGCCGCGCCCTCGGCGTGACTGATGACCACGCCGTCCTCCAGCGGGTCCAGCGCGTACTGCGTGCACAGCTGCGCAAACAGCTCCACCGCCGCTGCATACGTCCCGCGCACGTGCGCCTCGGTCGCGGCCGGGTCAAGGTCGCGCCAGCTCGCGCCGCCGGTGTAGGCGATAGACGCAGGCTCGGTCATCTCGATGCCGATGTGCGTCGCGTTCGCCGCGCCGCCGCAGTGCCATGCGCGCATGGTGTACGGTAGCGTCTGGTAGTACGTCCCGTCACGCTGGATAAAGCCGTGCACGCACACGCTCTGCCCGCCCGGCTTGTACTGGTTGTAGCTGCGCGCCATCACCGCCGCGTTGGGCTGCGGCGTACCGATGCTGTGCAGCATGATGCCCTGCGGCGTCAGCGGTGTCGCCACCTGATAGCATTTGTTTTTGGTGGCAAAAGCCTCTACGATATCCATCCTTTACACCTCCGTCACATACAGCCCAACCAGCTCCGCCAGCGCGTTATACACGGGGTTGCCCGTGTCGCGGTTGCACAGGTACGTCTTGCCGCTCTGGTTGTAATACTTGCCCGTCTCCAGCGCCATATTGCCGCTGTACGGGATGTAGCCATCCGCCACGCGCAAGTCCATGCTGCCAGCACCGCCGCCCGTCCGTGCGGCCTCGTTGATTGCCGCCACCAGCGTGTCCTTTGCCTCTGTCGTAAGGTCGGCGAGGTCGCCGATCTGGCGCTGGATCGTCTGCAGCGTCATCTGGTCTGTCGGGGTGTACACATACCCGGCGGGCTTCGCACGCTTGTGCACGATAAAGTCCTGCTGCACCATCGTGTACGCGCCGGTATCGTCGGTGACGTAGGCGTAGGCCGTCAGCGTGTGGCAGTCCTGCAGCAGCTCGTCCGGGATGATGGCCGTGCCGTCTGTGCCGACGTCCACGTCCACGCTGCCGCCAAGCGCGCGATTTTGGTAGTGGATCTGCTCCACGCCGCTGCCAACGCGCAAGCGCCGCCCGGTGTCCCACTGCCACAGCGCCCCGCGTCCGTCTGCGATTGTGATAGTCATATGATGGCCTCCCTTTACTTGTACTTGCCGATGACATGATAGTGTATCTGCGGGTCTGTGATCGTGGCGCTTGTCGGCAGCACGCAGGCATAGGCAGGCGCGTGCGTCAGTGGCGTCCCGATGTTATTGGCGTTATCTGTCAGCAGCCAAATGTCCGCCGACGTCGTGCTGTAAGGCGTCGCCGTCACTGCAGGTGCGGCCACAAAGTCAAAAGGATATTTCCGCCCGGCCTTGTTTGCGGCCAAGCCCATCCACGTGCCGTAGTACACGTTATGCCACTCGTTCGTGACGGCCAGGGTGTTTGTGCTGAAGATCCCCCACAGCTCCGCAGTGCCGGACGCCCACTTGCGCCACGTCCACACACCAGTCGTGCCCTGCTCGGTGACGTGGTCTGCGCCTCCGCCGCCGCTTGCGCCGATATCGGATTTGAGCTCCGCCGGCGTGCGATAGTACACCCAGCCAGACTTATCCAGCACGGCGATTTTACCGGGTGCGCGGCCGAGATCAGTTGCTTCCGTCGTCTGCAGCCACGTGCCGGTAAAGTACTTGCCGGAGACATTGCCGGTAAACGTGCCACCAGACTTGTCCATCTTGCCGGACAGCGCCGTCTTGATAATCTGCATCAGCTTGTTCAGAGCGTTCTGTCCTGTGTATTTTGTTGCCACAATTTTTCCTCCCGTCAGGTATCATTCCACATATTAACAACGTCCAAGATCGTCATTTCTTCGCCCTCATCTACTTTGCTGTTCAGCGCAGCGGTCACGATTTTGTTTTGCACAGGGTTGGTGCTATCTAGCGACAGTACATCGTCCACGTCGATCCCCCCGCCAGACGCAGCCGCAGACCCGCCCGATGACCCGCCGCCGCCGGAGGCGACGGCTCCGGTCAGCGTCTTGCTGCCCCAGCCGAGCGTCAGACTGTCCTTGCCGCCGACGAGACTTGTGTCCACTTTGGACACCGTCATCACGGTGTCGATGCCGTGCGGCGGCGACACCACGCGCACGCTGTCGCCGACATCAAAAGGCTCCAGCTCCGTGTCAGCGCCGGACAGGTCCGCCGCACTGACCTCGATGCCGCGCGACAAGCCGCAGTTTTTGGCAAGATAAGACGCCGCCATCGCCTTAAGTACGGCAGGATCATCCGTGTCTGCCTGCATCGTACCGTCGATGCGGCCATACAGCGCCTCGGCGTCAGCGTTGATCAGATACGGGATCCCGCCGTTTACGCTGTCGATCGTCAGCCCGTCCTTGCCGACCGGGTAGACGCGCGTCAGCAAGCTCGCGCCGTCGATTTTGTCGGTAAGATCCAGCAAATTTTTGCGGATATCCACCTGCTGCGTGCACATATGGCGATAGCTTTTATGCACATCCAGGTATACGTTGCCGCCGTCGTATCGCAGGCGCATCGTCCCGCCGACGGCCGTCATGGCCTCCTGCAGCAGCGACAGCGTAGATACATACTCTGTATGCTGCACGGACAGCGTCGGCAGCGCGGGGTCCACCGTACCAAGCAAGATCTTACGCGCAGGTGCGCACGCGGCGTTATACTGCGTCAGCAGCGCGGTGACGTAGTACTCCACGGTGTCAGACGACAGCGTAAAAGGCGCTTTGCATATATCATCCAGCCACAGCATCGCGCCGTCCACGCTATAGGTGCGGCTGCCGCGCAGATCCGTGGACGTGTCTGCCACGGATCCGCGAAAGATCTCCACTCCGTCTTTTTGGATCGATATAACGGACGCGCGCTTGATCGGCACGTCGCGCATCGTGTTGGACGGCGGCAGCACAAAATCCGCCGAGTCGATCTCGCCGACTGCGCGGTGCAGCGTGCCGGCAGAGATCTCGCGCCCGGCCATGCCGACCGCGAAAAGCAGCGTACCGTCTGTATAGCCAGCGTACATCAGATCCACCCCCTCTGCCCGGTAAGCGTAAGCTCGCCGGCCGCGCCGCCGATCGCGTATGCGTAGTCCTGCGTCTTGCGGATCTGCAGATACGGGCTGGATGTATCGCGGTCGCCGAGCGTCGCCGGGGCATACGTGCGATCACAGCGATAGATCTGCACACCGCCTTTGTCGGACGCCGGATACATCAGCCTATCGCTGCACAGACCGGCAAGCGATCCGGGCTGCGCGCGGAAAAGCTTGATGTTGCTTGCTGTGCACCCGCTGGGGTTGATCGTCTCCAGCACCATATACAGCCCCCCGGCCGGGACGTTGGGGATCCATCTGCTTTTGCCGTCGCCATATGGCTTAAAGGATGCATCCACGATGGTATACCACCCGCCGGTGATGTCCGCGGACACAAGGCAGCTGCCGGCGATCGGCCAAGGCAGCCGGAAGCGTGCGTAGCCATATACGCCGGCGCCGGTGTCGGCGACAGACTTGATGCGCAGCACGCTGCTTGCGCCGTCCCCGACGACATCACAGTACTCATCCACCGACTCTGACGACCCGATCGCCGTCACGCTCCGCCCGATCAGGACGTTGTCCGACGCCGCGAGCACCGGGATCTTTACAGATACCTCGGCGTCGTCCAGTCGGTAAGGGTCGGCGTTGATCGTCAGGTCAAAGATCGTGCGGTCCAGCGATGTGTCCGGCGTGCCGACCGTGCACCGGCCGATGTAGTAGCCGTCGCGGCCGTCGAGCTCCAGCTTTCGCCGCTGCCCATGTACGGCAGCGGCGAAAGCATAAAAGTCAAAAGATCCGTGTGGGCAAAAACCCAGCTTAAGCTTGATCGTGCGGTTGCCAAAGACAGGCTCGCCGGTCAGCGCGTCGGTAAGATCCAGCTCGCCGTCCGCGCCGGGGACGCTGACGGTCTGCGTTTTTACGTTCGGCAGTCCGATCTGCACGCCCATCAGCTGCAGGCCGGCGTACTGCACGCCGCCGATTTTACAAGATAGTGCCATTAGATAGTCCTCCGTGTCTTGCTTGTGTAGATTCCGCCGAGCGCATAGTCCATGCGCGTGGCGACCGAGCCGACAAGCGCGTCTCCGTCCATGTAGATCTGCATCCCTGTGATCGCGCGCTCGAGGCGGTCCATGCGCTCGAGCACGGCGGCGACGTCGCCGCCGGCGCCAGGAACTGCGGCAGATTGCAGCGTGGCCGCCTGCGCATACAGTCCCTGCATATCCACGCCGATGACGTACTGCGGCTGCAGCGACTCGCCGATCTGGCGATTGATGTCGCCGATCGTAGACGCCCAGCCGTCGCCGATGCCGGCCGCCATGTTTTGGCCGATATCCGCAAAAACGCGCGACGGGCTATGGATGCCGAGCAGATTTTTGATCCAGCTGACAAGCCCCGTAAAAAGATTGGACACATCCGACTTAAGCCGCTGCCATTGCTCCGTTACGCCTTGCCGGATGCCGTCGACGATGGACTTGCCGATGTACCAGTAGGACTTTACGTCGGCCAAAAAGCCGCGGACGATCGTCTCCACCAGACGCGGCACAGCCGCGATGATATGCCCGGTGTTGGACACGAGCCCGGACGCCAGCGCGATGACGATCTCGATGCCCACGCCGATGATCTCCGGCAGCATCGCGTAAAAAGACTCGACAAGATTTGTGATGATGCCAGGGACGGCATCGATCAGCTGCGGGATCGCCGCGATAAGCCCGCGGGCGAGTGCCAGCATCAGCTGCATCGCAGCCTGGATCAGCAGCGTGATCGACTCGGGGGACGTGATCGTGTCCACAATGCCGAGCAGCGCGGACATCGCCGCTGTGATGATGCCCGGCAGCTGATCCGCGATGCCGAGCAGCAGCGCGCCGACCAGCTCCACGGACGTGCCGGTCAGGTCAGGCAGCGCGGACAGTAGGCCGGCCACAAGCGACCCGACAAACGCCAGCGCCGCCGGGACGGCCTCCGGCGCATACGATGCAAGCTGCGCGGAGAGCGTGGCGATCAGATCGCCGGCGACGCGCGAAAGGCCGTCAATGCCCTCATCCTCAAACGCCGTCGTCAGCTGGTCGACAGCGTCGATCGCCATCGGAAGCAGCGTCGACAGCATCGCATCGGATACCGGCTGCATCAGCTCACCCAGCATCGCGTTGATGTTGTCCTGCAATGTCGACGTCAGCCCGGCGACCGTCTTACTGGCCGCCTCCATGCCGCCGGCAAACTTGCCGCCCGCGTCCGTCGCGTGAGTTACCGCCTGCGTCAGCTCCTCGGCGGAGATGCTGCCGGCGGCCATGCGCTTTTGCACATCCTCCATGCTTTCGCCCGTCTGATCGCAGATGTCGATCAGCGGGTTCCAGCCGGCGTCGATCATCATCTGGACGGTCTCGCCGGTCAGCTTGCCCTGCGCCGTGGCTTTGCCGTAGGCGCGGGCGAGCGACTGCATCTTGTCGGCATTGCCGAGCGAGATGTCGCCAAGACGCTGCAGCGTGCCGGACACGTCGTCCGACGCTACGCCAAAGGCAAGCAGTGTCTGCGCACCGCCGGCGAGGTCAGACATCGCAAGCGGCGTGGCCGATGCCAGCTTTTGCAGGCTTCCGACCATGCCGTTGGCAGCATCCGCGCTGCCGCCGAGCATCGTCGTAAAGTTTGTGACGTACCCCTCCATCGCCTGGTTGTACTCCAGGCCGGCAGATACCATCTTTTTTGCGTCGTCCACGACGGTGCTTACAGCTGCCTTGATCGCGCTAGAGGCGAGATCCGCCATCACGCCCTTTAAGACGGTCCATCCTTCGGAGGCTTTTTCGGCCTTTTCGCCGGCCTCTTCGGCTGCGTCACCGACATCAGCGACGGCGTCGTCCGTGCCGGAGGCAGCTGCCTCCAGCCGCGTGAGCTGCTGGCGCGTCGACTCGATCTCTCGTTCAAAGTCGCGGTACTGCTCAGGGCTGATCTTGCCATCGGCCAGTTGCTTGGACATCGACTCCTGCGCCGCGATCAGCATCTTAAGCTTGTCCTTCGCACCGGCGATCGACTCGGCGAGGATGTCCTGCTTTTGCGCAAGCAGGACAGTGTTGGTGGGATCAAGCTTAAGCAGCGACTCGACGCCGCGTAGCTCGCCGCTAAGGTCTTTTGCAGATTTGCGCGCCTTAAGGATCGCGTCGCCAAGCTTTGTGGTGTCGCCGCCGATCTCGACGGTGATGCCCTTAAGTGTCGTACCTTTGCCGCTCAAGCGTCCACCTCCTCCTGCCGTCCAAAGGTTCTGCGCAGCCCGTCCACATCCGGCTCGGTCTGCTCCAGCCTCCAGGCGTTATCCAGATACTCGCGGCCGTCCGCCGACTGCAGCTTGCGCGCGATAAAGGCGTCGCGCAGCAGCAGCATATAGTCGTCCAGCAGCAGATCGCAGACATCCGGCAAGGGCATGTTGGCATACTGTGCCACCAGATGCTCGCCGACTGTCTCGATCGTGTAGTGGCATCCCGTACCATCTCCGTCATCGGGATAGTACGGGATGGTCAGTTTTTTGCCTTGGTCGCCCCCGCGACAAAGTCCGAGTATGCGGCAAAAAAGCCGACGAGATCGTCAAAGGCAAAAAGCCCGGCGACCTCCTTGGGCGTAAGCGTCGCGCCCGTGCGGTTGCAGTTAAGGATGTCGCAGACGATGTCGATCATCTCGTCCACGCCCGCGCTGTCCTGCATAGCCGTCATCCGTTTAAAAACGCTCAGAGGCGGCACGGTCAGCAGCAGCTCGCGGCCGTCCTGCAGCTCCAGCGTAAAGATTGCCTTGTGCTGGCCAAGTGTAAAGCGATTTGTCATGCCGTGTACACCTCGTCGTAGTAGATCAGCGTGCCCTCCGCGTCCATCGGGTCGGCAGCAAACTCCGCGTCGATCACGGTCTCCTTGTCTTTCACAAAGGCGATCTCAAAGCCCGACTGGTTTTTGCCGACGATGCGCACGTAAAGCTCGCGCTTGCCGTCCTTGTCAGCGTGCTTAAAGCACAGCACGTACTTTTTGCCGTCGGCGTTGTCGACGCCGCCGATCTTAACGGATCGCTTCGCGGGTTTTCCGCTCGCTGCGTCGGTCTCCGTCACGCGCGCCGTCGCGCTGAGCTTGGCCAACGTGTTGCCGTCCCACGTCATCACGCCGGACTTAAGCGTCACCTCCTCGGCGGTGATCACCGTCTTGGACACAAGTCCGAGATCGTCCTTGGCAGTGTAAAATGTGGGCTTGTACGACAGCGTCGCGCCGCCGGAGATGTAGCCCAAGATGTTGTCGTCCGTGCAGATCGCCTCGGTCTCCGGCACGGTCGTGCCGGTATACTCCTGCGCGTAAAGCTTGCCGGACCCCAGCGTGATATCTTTGCGCTTGCTAAGTGCCATAGTCAAAATCCTTTCTCGGTGTATGCAAAATCGTACACCGTCATAAAAAAGTGCTCCGTGTCGATCCACTCGCGCTCCTGCCGGACGTACTCGATGCCGAGCGCGTCGAGCCGCCGGCCGATCTGGTCCTCCAGCTCCGGCACCGGCTTACGCGCGTAGAGCTCTACGGTGATGTCGTGGTCGGTGATGCCGTTATACAGGTCAGCGCCGCGGCGCTCGATGTGATCGTGATACACGGCATACGGCAGCTCCGGCGGCATCGCCCAGACTGTCTCCGTGTATCGGATGCCGTCGAGCACCTCCGGGATGATATCAGCCACCGCTCACCGCCTCCTTTACCGCCTCGAGGTACTCCTCGATTACTTGCTTTTTTGCGTAGTCCAAAAAGTGCGTGCCAGGCACGCGCCCGCCGTTGACTTTTGCATGGCCGTCGTTAAGTAGATGCGTCAGCATCGCACGGTCTCCGCGCACATACCACTTTTGGGCATAGTTGCTCGGCGTGTCGGCTGAAACTTTTGATGATATGCTTTTTACATACTTGCCCGTGCGCCGTGGCGCGGTCGCTTTTGTGATGCGCACCAGCTTGCGCATGGCGTCGTCCACCAGCGCGCGCATCTTGCTCATCACGTCTGCGTTATACTCGTCGAGCACGCCGGAGATCGCTTTGTCCAGCGTGGATATTGTGACTGTGACCTCCTGCATGCGTCCGTCACCTCACCACGATCTCAAGCCCGCCGTCCCGCGTCTCGTAGGTGCGCTCGACGATGTAGCGCCGACCGCCATACTCGACAAATCGCTGACCGTCATAGTCACGCCAGTCGGCGACGCGAAACTGCAGCGCGGGGTGCAGCTCGACCGCCGCCGCTTGATAGTGCTCGGCGCGCGTGATGCTCTCACGTCGGCAAAAGATCTCGCTCTTGCTGATATCGTCGCCGCGCTCGTCGATCGCTACCAGCGTGATGATATCATCGTACACACGTGCCCCTCCTTTGCAGGTGTGTCCAAAATGGACACACCTGCGCGTAGTTTTTAGCCCTGCATCCGCTGCTCGCAGAGCCGATTGTTGATTTTTGCCCGCAGGTAGCGCGGCATCGCCATGGTCGGCTGCTGCCTGCGCTCGTGCAGGTGCGCGGCGTACATCTCCAGCAGCAGCTGGTCGCCGGGATCGTCCATATCCAGGACGACGCCCTCGGTGCGCAGCATCTTGCCGGCGGCGGCGATCAGCGCCGCAAAGTACTCGTCGCGCTTGGTGTGCGTCACGCCGAGGTCGGCCTTAAGCAGCGCCAGCACCGCCTCGGCCGTACCGCCGGCCATCAGTTGGCGGAGTCAGCGGCAAAAGTCGCCGAGGTCACCGGCGCGACGTTGT